TAAGCTTTCCTCTAACTGATGTAAATCCCATGTTTGTTTATCCTTATATATACTATTTAGTGGTAATGTCATACAAAGGTCGATACATAGCAAAGAATCCCAAAAAATATAAAGGTGATCCCCAAAGGATCACTTATCGTTCTCTATGGGAGCGCAAATTTATGGTGTATTGCGATACTAACGAATCTGTTATTGAATGGAGCAGCGAAGAAATCATTATACCCTATTTATCTCCTTGGGATGGAAGGATTCACAGATATTTTCCAGATTTTTATATCAAAACAAATCAGCATAATGGATCAACTAAAAACTTTCTCATAGAAGTAAAGCCCAAAAAGCAATGTTCTCCCCCACCAGCACAACCAAAGAGAAAAACCAAACGATGGTTCAATGAAGTCAAGACATGGGGCATCAATGAGGCCAAGTGGAAGTATGCGACAGAGTGGTGCAACAATAACAATATGGAATTTAAGATTTTAACAGAAGATCATCTTAATATTACATATAAATAGTCACATGGCAGTATCAAAGTTTATACAAGCGGTTAAGGATGAGGCTAGAGGGCGACCACGCTCTACTCAATGGTATAGGGATAAAATCAAAGAGTTTGGTGCGCCTGGTGCTATGGATTTAATACGAGATGGTAAAAGGAATAATAGACCATTTTATGGTAAGTTGAACATGTTCTTCTATGACCCAAAGCATAAGAAGAAGCTCCCTTACTACGATACGTTTCCTCTAGTGCTTCCATTAGAGACATATAATGATGGATTTCTTGGTCTGAATTTACATTATCTTCCCATACCGTTGCGTGTTAAACTCCTTGATAGGTTAGTAGATTATACCAATTCAGAAGATTTTACAGAAACAACAACAAGAATGGTAGTGGATTATAATAAATTAAAAAGCATTAAAATAATTCGTCCTACTATACATAAATATTTAGCAGGACGCACTAAGTCTCAGTTTCGTAGAATTGATGCAGATGAATGGACAATTGCAACATTACTACCTGTACAGAGATTTAAGAAAGCTTCTGCATCAGAAGTATGGAAAGATTCTAGGAGTATGATTTAATGGCAGGTCTTGCAAAATTTTTGGAAGGTGGCGCATTTGGTGTTATGAATGATATTTTATCTGAATTTCATTCAGATAATGGTTATGCAATACCAAATCGATTTGAGGTGTTAATTACCCGGCCAGGCGGCAGTGCTACTGAATCGAGAAAAGTTTCTCTAAGATGTGAAACCGTTCTTCTTCCTGGCAGAAATTTAAATACCATTACTGATGGCATGCCATACGGCCCAACTAGAGAAGTTGTTGATGGCGTAACTTATGCAGAAGATATATCTATGACTTTTCAGGCAAGTTCTGGATTAGATGAAAGAGTATTTTTTGAGGAATGGCAGGAGCTCGCATTTAATAAACAAACTTGGAATGTTGGTTATTATAATGATTATGTAAGTACCGTTGAAATATATCTATTAGATAGACAAGATCAAAGACGATATGGTATCAAACTTGTAGAAGCATTTCCCAAGACAATTGGTGGAACAGATTTAAGTCAATCAGCAAATAATGAAATTGTAAAAACCCCTGTAACCTTTTCTTTTAGATATTGGGAGTCTTTAGATGCAAATAGACAACCACCAAGCCTAACAGATAAAATATTTGATACTGTATTAAATACAGTGGAGCGAAATATTTCGGCAAATCTACCGAAAGTATTAACTAGATTATTATAAAGGATGAATAATTATGGCACTACCTAAACTTAATACTTTAACCTATGAATTGGAATTACCTTCCTCAGCTGAGAAATTAAAATATAGGCCCTTTCTTGTGAAAGAACAAAAAGCTTTGATGATTGCTCAAGAATCAGAAGATGATAAATTGATTGAAAATACATTTGCTCAAATTATCAATGATTGTGTTTTTGATGATGTTGATCCATATACTATGCCTATGTTTGACGTTGAATACGTTTTTTTAAGAATAAGAGGAAAATCTGTTGGAGAAAAAGTTAAATTAAATCTGTTATGTCCTGATGATGAAAAGACCCGTGTAGATGTTGAGATTGATTTAGAAGATGTTAATGTTCAAATGTCTGAAGATCATACTAATATTGTTGATATAACAAAAGAAATTAAGCTAATAATGAGATATCCATGTTTAAAGGATATGGCAGGATTTGATGACACAGGACAAGTATCTTCTATGTTCGATATGATCAAACGATGTATTCATGAAGTTCACGATGGAGAAACTGTTCATAATAAAGTAGATATTTCAGAAAAGGAATTGGATGAATTTATTGATAGCATGTCTACTGATAATTTTGAGAAAGTGAGTAATTTTTTTGAAACCATGCCAAAATTACAACATGTGATTCAAGTGAAAAATCCAAAGACAAAGAAAAAAAATGAAATTCTAATTGAGGGCCTGCAAAGTTTTTTCGTATAGCCCTTTCTCATGATTCTTTGGAAAACTATTATAAAACTAATTTTGCAATGATGCAGCATCATAATTACAGTTTAGATGAATTAGAAAATATGGTGCCATGGGAAAGGGAAATATATATTGGTTTGTTAATGAATTTTTTGAAAGAAGAAAAAGAAAATATAGAACAGGAAAAACAACGGAGCAATTAAATGGCCGAAGATACAGTTAAAGTAACAGAAACAACGAAGGAATATGAACTTTTAAAAACTGATCTCGTTCCTAGTGCGGGCGAAGACGAACCCACATGGGCTAATAGAATAGCAGGGCACTTGGATAGGTTCAGATTGATTCCTAGACTAATCATGCTAGCATACATCTATGCTTTTTATTCGGCAACAACTTGGTTTATGGCTTTATCTGATCCCACCAATGCACAAGCAGCATTCATTTCCACTATTGTAGGTGCGGGTGCTGCATTCTTTGGTTTGTATGTTGGTAAGCCAGGCACATCACTACCCAAGGGTAAAAAATAGGATATTCCAATGGCAGATTTTTCAGATGTTGTATCAGAAATAAAGAAAACAAATAAGGCAATTGATAAGCTTACTAAATCAACTGATCCGAAAGGTGCAGCTGCGGCGGAAGATAATAGAGATGTAGAAATTGAGGAAAAAAAGAAAACTAGTTTGTTAAGAAGAATTGCTGAAGGAGTAGAGAGAGGTAAGAAAGCCGGAAAGGATAAAGATAAAAAAAAGGAAGGTTATACTCTAGGAAAGGGCCTCATGGCGAGTATAGCCGGAGGCCTGGCGGCGGGTGGTATTGGTGGTATACTAGGAACAATGATGGCAGGATTAGGTATTGGTGCCCTTGTCGGCGCTGGTGTTTATTCGGCATTTAAACTTTTTAAATCTGGTCTTGCGGGAATGGACTGGGCAAAAGAAATGGGAATGGAATCTGGAACTGGATTTATTGCTGGTTTTCTAGGTGGTGGTAAAAAGGGTGGGTGGATGAATGCCGCCTTTCAAGGTATGAAAGGTATGGCCGCCGGCGCAACAGCTGGTATGGCATTTGGACCAGTTGGTATGGTTGTTGGCGCTTTAATTGGTGGAGCTCTGTTTGGTCTTGCAGGATTTTTTGGTGCTGAGAAAATTGCTAAAATTGTGGACCCTATGGTAGTAAAAGTAAAAACTTTCTTAGGATTATCAACAACTCTTACATCAGAAGAGAAAAAGGCTGCTGAGAAAACAGCTAAAGATTTAAATGCTCTGGTAAAGACACGCCGGGAAGAATCTAAAGTAATTACGGCAAAACTAGAAGCTGCATATGCAGCAGGAGCCGATCAAAAAACAATTGATAACCTTATTATACAAAAAGCCAAAGCAGACCAATTACTGTTAGAAACTATGATAAAAAGAAAATCTGCTGACGAAAGAGTATTAGAAAACGAAAGAGTTGCTGAAAAAAATGCCGTTAATGTTGCTGAAGCAGCAGTAAGAAAAAACAACTTTGAAGTTTCGCAATTAAAACAACGAGAAAGACGATTAAAATCTGATATTACTATGCATGGTAAAGATACTCTTGAAGGACAATTGGCCGCAATCAAATTAGCACAAATTAGAGTAGAATTAAGAAAAAAAGTAAAAGAAGGAAGAGAATTAAGGCAAGCGGAAGTAGATGCCGAAGCAGTTTTGCTAGCAGAGGATAGGAAATTAGTAAAAGAAGCAGCGGACAAGAATATCAGCGCCCCTTTGAGAGCAAGACTAAATGTTTGGACCACAGATGTTACCGATATGATAGGTAAAAAATGGAATAATTTAGAGAATATGTTTAGAAATTTTGCAAATTGGATTTATACTCCTGGCTCAGCAGGAGATGACACTGGTGTTGGATCATCAGCTAAATTATTTGGTTTTGAGTTAAAGATGCCCAAGCTTGGTCTTCAAGAAAAATGGGACACTCTTAAATTTTCTCTTACAAGTTGGTTCAAAAAGAATATATTTGATCCCGGCGGGGATGGTGTTCCAATGAGAATATTTGGTGTTGAGTTAAAGTTTCCTAGTATTGATATTAGCTTACCTACTAAAGAAGAACTTGTAGCCATGCTTCCAGAATGGATGAGAGATATTAAGCTTCCAGAGTTTCCAGAGTTA